TTAATAGCATAGGAACGGCCTTGCTCATAGAAATGATTTACAATTTGGTCAGTATTTCTAGCGGCATAGAGCGCCTTGTGGTAACCTCCAGGGTCTTGTAATTCACCTTGATCGTTTAAGAACGTCTCAACGAACTTTGATAAATTTTTCTGGCTGTCAGACACGGAAACAGGATCTTTTACAGAATACTTAAATTTTTTAGTTCCTACATTAAAATCGAAACCTTCGAAGTTGTTGGAAAAATAATTATCAGTAACCTTTTCAAACCTGTCTATAATAGACTTTCTACTTTGTTCTTCTTGATTATAGCGATTGAAAAAATCCATAGCTTTTTGTTGTTCTTGAGTAATACCAGGTCTTAATTTAATTTCCTCATAATACTTACTCTTTGTTTCTTCCAAAAAGTTTTTGGCTTTTGCAACCTCTTCTTTAAACGCAATTTTCTTTTTGCGTATATCCTTATCCTCATCTATTTCTTCATCATAAGAAAAATCATCCAATAAAATATCGATGTCTTCTTGATCTAAATGAGGTTTTGTTTGTTTATAATATTCTTTCAATAAAGTATTATTATCAACGTTTGAATAATCTGCATTTAATCTTGCATAATCCTGGACTGTACCACCTGTTTCTTTCATAAACTTAACAAGTTTATCTATTCCTTCTGGTAATTCAGGCGCTTTTGTTTCTTCTAATACTTCTTTTTGTTCTGGTTCAGCAAATTTTGTTTCATTGCTTTCACTTGTTTCGGCTTCTACTAATTTTATAGGAGACTCTACTTCTTCTTTTTGACTTTCTTGGGAAGCAACTTGCTCTTCGGCGTTTCCTTCTCCCATTTTTTCGCCATCTCCGGATTGGTTAGATACATCCACCTTCTCTGTGCTTGACTCTTGAACGGCATTTTCTTCTGTTTTTTGTTCATTAGGGATTACCACTTTGGTAACTTCTTCTTGTACTTTATCTAGTGGTTCTGAGTCTTTTAATTCAACTTTTGTAATTTTTTGCTCTTGCACTAAATTTTTTGGTCTTGTGGGTTTTTTCATTTTAAATTCCCCCTCTTGTCTTACTTGTACTTCTGCCATGATATAATAATATAAAATTAATTAATAAAAAAATTTACCTCGGTTCAAATTGCTCTAATCCAAACCCACCTAGATTATCATTACCTGATGATTCAAAATCTTTAGGTAATAGATCGTTTTTTCTTTGATCTATAAGTTCAGACTGTTGAGTTCCTTGAATTTTAACTCTTTGATCTTTACGGTCTTCTATTTGTTTTTCTTTTGTTGCTTGCGCGTCTGCTTGTATTTGAGCAAGCTTCATTTTATATTGGAACTCTTCAGCCATTAATTGCTTTTTAATTAAAGCTTCTTGTTCCATTTTATTTATTTCAAATTCAGACTTTGCTTTTTCAATTTGCACTTTTGTTTCGGCTAGTGCTTGTTGTTTTTGTACTTCAGCTAATGCTGCTGCTTCAGAAGCCTGTGCATTAGACTGGCCTTGTGCTTGAATATTAGCTAATTGAGCAGCTTGTTGTTGTTCTGTTCTTTTAGTTCTTCTTAATTTTAATACTTGATTAGCCAATTTAATATTTCTTATTTCTCTAATATCAATAGCATCTTCAAGATTAATAGAATTTTGTTGTAATGAAACTTGAATATTCTGTTCAAGTAATGCCTTCTCTTCAGCATCTGGTTCTAATTCTAAAAATATACCAAAATTATGTATATCTAAACTTGCAATTTCTTCTAGCGTTTTTACGTTAAAAGTATTAATACTACTTAATAATGCCTCCCTAGTTAAAGGGAATTGCAAAGCATCATTTACTCTAAGACCAATATTTTCTGCGTTTCTTATAGTAATATACATTAAAGCTTTTAATATATGTCTAACAGCTACATTTGAATTTGCTGCAGCCATTTTTTGCAAGCCAACTAAAGCATTTTTATCAGGAGAACTACCATCTACAGCTTCGTTTAATCCAGTAGTATCTCTTATCATTTGTAAATAATATTGATAAGTTTGAATTAAAGCAGAAATTTTAGACATACCATTTGAAGTCTGTAATTCTTGAATTGGTACTTTGCCTCTATTTAAATCTCCATCTTGCGTTAATGAACGCCCAACAATACTACCAGTTTGGAAATACATGTTTAAAGCTTCAGCAGGATTATAATTGGTTCCATTACCTAAATCAACTTCAGCTAACCCGTCCATATCTAAATATACCCCATCTGGTACAACCCTAGATAAAACTTGTTGTAGTTTTAAATGAGTTAATTGAATCATATCTGCAAAAGAAGTTATCTTGCTTACAACCGAATCAATTCTTCCCTTATATAATCTAGGTGCACAAATAGAGTAATTCATGTTAACCTTAGTAACATTGCCATAAGGGCGGGTCATATTTTCTGATAAATTCCATTCTAATATTTTAGGCATTCCTAAAACTTTAGCCCCTGTATATAATACTTCAATACTTCTACTAATCCTTTCAAAATTATCACTTTCAGGCGGATTAAATTCATCATTTTTTTCTAATACTTTTTCTAAACCTTGATCAGTATATTTTAATTTAAATACTTGGTTAGCATAAGTTTTATATTCAAAAAATAATATAGAAACTAAATTATCATCATTATTACCACTATAATTTCTTACGTAATTACTATAATTACTTGGCCCTCTATATTTTTGAATTTCTTCTAATTCAGAACTAGTTAAATTAGGAAATTGTTTTTTTACTTCAGAAAGACTTAGGTTTTTAACTTCTCCAACATAATATATATCGTCAAAATTAGGATCTTCTGTATAAGAATAAACAAGAGCCGCGGGGTCTACATAATTAACTTTTATACCCTCAGATAAATTAAAACTTGTTTTAGAAGCACCTATTCCTAACACAGTTAAATCATATGCTATTTTTCTTTTTGTTTCTTGATATTTATTAAATTCAAAAACATTATTTATAACTTCCTCCTCTGCTATTTCAATGCTTTGCTTGTAATCTAACTGCAACATTACATCTAATTCTTCTCTTGTTGCGGGTAAAGCTTTTGGATCAGCGCTTGCATAAAAATTTTGACCTGTAGCTTGATTTAATTGTTCAATATATTCCCTATTTTGAATATCGCGCATTGCTCTAAAAGCAAACTGTGTTCTCTCTTCTAAAGCAAATGGATCGTTTGCGAAAGCTTTAATTTCATAACCTTTGTCCACCATTCCATTTACTATAATATCAACAAACTTAGGTATTATAGGTACTATTTTCCAATCTAAATTTAAATAAGACAAATCACCATTTATAGATAATTCATCTTTATATTTCTGGACAGATTGTTCGCCCCTAGCGTATAATCTAAGGTTATGGTAGTTTTGAAAATTTTGTAAATAACGGTCGCCGCCTGTATCTTGCCTAAACCATTCATTTTCAATAGCTTGCCCCACTTGTAGCCCATAGTCGTAACTATTTTTTATTTCGTCAGATACCACTTGGTCCGGAAATGAACTATTGTAATTTGTATAAACCATTTATTTAAATTATTTTTGACGTAACTCCATCGTTATTATATTTTCTTATTTGCAAGCTTACTGGCTCAAACGTTCTTTTAGAAATTGGTGCATATCTATTTTTATTACAAGCCATAATAGCTAATCCAGAACTAATAGAAGCATCGTGCTTTGTTCTGTTATTTAAATTAAATTTAGCCCAATCATTTAAAGTTCTAATAAAATACATATTTCCGTAACTATCATTATTAAAACCTATATGGTCATTAATATAAGTTTCAATTGCGGCGGCATGGGATTGTTTCATGTCTTCACTAGAGTTCGGCACGCCACCTATTTCTCTTTCGGTTACAGATAATTTATTATATACTTTGTCGGGTCTATTCATTGAGTAACCCCTATAACCTCTTCTTTTAATATAATATAATAATCTAGGTTTATTATTTTCTGCTAATATTGGCATACCATAAAAAACTAAAGCCATTAAAACATCTTCAAAAAATATTTCAGCATTATCAGGCCTAGCAATATATTCTAAAAAAAATTGGTTTGGTGGCACATCAGCCATAGTAAATTTTGTTAACCCGTGCAAAGCCCCTTTTGATCCTCTCCCATCTACTGTACCTGATATATCATAACTATCACATCCAAACGCCCCGAAGTCTTCATTGCCAGGATATTTTATACCATTTTTTATAATAACTTTATTTTGTAAATGATACGGAGGAGTCCATGTAATAAAAAACCTCCCATTTTTATTTGGCATAAAAATTACTTTCGTATCTTTTATACCATTTTCCCATTGAAAATTACCCTGAGTAACTAAACCACTATATTTAGCTTCTTCAACATAATCTATTTGTTCATATATTTTTGACAAATTAAACAATGATTGTTTTGCTTCATCTCTAAAGGCGTGTTCTTGTGTTCTTGGAAATTGTCTATAAAATTCATTTAAGGCATCTTGATCGGATTTTAATCCTTCTACTTCATTTTGCCAATACTCAATTACCCCAGTGTCAATCCATTGGCCATCAATCCCTTTGACTTTTTCATCAGGGGTGTCGAATACAGGTAATCCATACATGTCAATGAATCCTTCGTAATTCCATTCCATAGGTATGAACAAACTATATAGTCCTGTACTAGTCTGTCCATTGCGGTTTCTTTTTGTAACATCCGAGCCATTATAAAGTTTTTTAAAGTTTTCACCTCCTTTATCTAACGCATTTGATGTAGATCCCATCATACACTTACCAACTATCTTGCTTCCTAATCTTAAAGTAGTTTTAGTTACACGCCAGTTGTTTAATATATTATCAGGGCGTTCCCATTTACCAGATTCATCATGAATCAATAATTTTAATTTTTCACCATCATAGCTGTTATCCCCTGTGTTTTTCCAGTCAATGGTTGTATCTAGGCCATCAATATCTTCTGGCTCTTCTCCTATTTCAATTTTTTTTCTAGTTAATTTTGACGCTGGGACTCTATACGCGAGCTCTGTTTTCGGCCTGTCCATTCCGTCTTGTATCGGCTTGAAAAAGAACGGGTAGTTTGTGGATATGGGTACAACTTTATCGGTAAACATTTTTTTTGCATCTGCACCCGTCTTCGATAAAATTCCAAATCTAGCATCGCTTGATATTGTTGCCTGATTAACAGCCTCTGACGATCCCATAAAACTAAATCCGGACCGTCTATTTTTGAGATAGATAATGCCATAACATCGCTCATCGGCTTTACAGGCTTCCCAAAATATAAAGAATAGTCTATTTGATTCCCTAAAGTCTGCTGCCCCAACATCAATTTTGGTGTGTTGCAAGTACATATAATGAGAACCAGTAATATAAGTTGGAATACCTTTATTATAAAACGCAAATCCTTCATCTCTATATTTAAATTCATTATCAATATAATCGTACCAATTTTCTTTAAAGCTATCTGGGTGTTTATTCCAATCAAATACAGACTTTATTTTAATTAATTGTTCTGGAAAAGGAAGTTTTTCCCAATACTGGTCTGCTTTAACTTTACTCCTTTGATAAGCTTTATCTATTAATGGTAAGCCAATTTTTAGATTTTGAATTTCATATATCTCACCAACTGTACCATCTTTACTTATAACTACTAAGTCGTACTCTTTATTATAGCCGTAATTAAATTTTTTTAATCTATTTAATCTTTTTAAAGTATTAGGTTTTATATGTTTATCTAATACTTTATATAATGTTTGTTGATACATTATTTAGATCTTTTTTCGGCAAACCCTCCAAATTGCTTTGAAGCTGTGTCATTATTTTCTAATAATTTTTTTTCTGATTCTATTCTTGTAAGAATTTCAAATGCATCAAATATGGCTAATTTTTTTGTAGCTGCCGCATTTTTTAATCTATCAGCACTAATATCATCATCACTATCTACAATAGCTTCCTTGGCCACTTTTATTAATTCCTCAACTGCTTTTTGCCCAGCTTGGATTATATTTAATTTCGTTTCCTTGATGTTCATATTTAATAACAATATCATTTGATTTCATACAATATAAAAGCTCATTATCAATAATAAATTCCCATTCACTATTTGGCGTATACCCTACTAGGTCGCCAGGAGCTATTTTAAGCTTGTTTAAGACACTATTACCATATTTTAATATACCAACAAGGCTTTTAGTTTTATCTAGAGTTAAATTGTCTCTATTTAAAATTGGTTTTACAAAACAACGGTCCATAAAAGATTCCCATTTATTTTGTTTTTTATACATATATATTTGATCAGGTTGGCAAAAATAAAGATTGTCTTTAAAATATTTACTACTATTTTTTTCTTTACCCCTAATATCGTAATACCTTCTAAATACGTTATGGTGTATAATTACGTGATCTCCAGGCTTTATTACAGTTTTGTAAGCAAGTGGAGTGCTTATTACCTTAGCTGTTTTATTTACAAACTTAAAAGATTCAATTTTTGTATTTAAAATTAGCTTTAAATTGTCTACTTCTATAGTATTATTATATCTTTCACCAATAGGTTCAACAATAAAATCATAAAGACTATTCATATTTTAAATCATATTCTACAGAGATTGCCATATTAGTATTGAACTTTTTCCATGGCACTACCTCATCATCTTTTTTAATATGAATATTATAAGAACCGTCAGTATCTTCAAATATGATATAAGCTATTTTATGACCACCGTAGACTTCTTGCCCTATAGAGTAATGCATAGCATCATTTTTATAATCAGCTCCGATACTGATCTTTCTTATAATACTTGACATTTTATTTTATTGTTTAATTTCTGATTGATCTATTTCTGTGTAAATTCCAGTTTCTAAATCTACACTTATAGCTCCATATTCTTTTTCTAACTCTTTTTTATACTCTTCCATTTCTTGAACCAACCCAGAGTATTCATGCAATAATACATGCTTTTGTTGTTCTAAGAATCCTACATCCCTCAATTTATTACTCATTGAAATCTGTTGGTCTTTAATTTTAGCTAATTGCTCTTCTGTTACTTTTTTTTCTTCTACTTTTTTCATTTGATTAAATTTAAATTAATTATTATTACTTTGATTTATCTTTTATTTTTTCAAAGGTCCTAAGGCCTCCTAG